TATGTTGAGTAGAGAGGTTTTCAAAAAAAAAGGAGAGTTTTCCCGTCAGACTTCCGGGACCATTACACAAAGATTCACTATCACCTTTTTTTGTATTTATTGTCCGATTTGGCTCTCCTTTTTTTGCCGGCCTTCCGGCACCTTGCTGACGCTTCAGCTAAGGGGTTAATTATTGATCAACTTTTTCGCAATCAGCAAAATTGATTCGCAGTTCTACCTTTTGTCCAAAAAAGTCACGTTGAGCAGTAAAACCGAGATTTGTAATATCTGAAACTCTGCTATAAAACAGTTTATTGAAATCGTTGCACAAAAAAACTACTTCACCATTTGCTATCAGAAAGAAATAGGGCTTTTTCCCTTTATATGCAAAAACAACAGTATTTTCAAACTCAGTGCGGGTAATTGGCATATTAAGCTATTATTTAAGGTTAATTTCATTTGAAAAAACTTTTTCGCCAGCTAATTCTTCTATTACTTTTTGATGTAATGGCGGAACTTTGGTTCGACCATAGTACCAATTTTTATATACATCTTCAGTAATAATACAAGTATCTATCACTTGCTTTTTAATATTATCAAATTGCCCTTTTGGCATCGAATCCATGAAATTTCTAAACTTTTCCATATCTTTACACGTTTATTGTATAATTACTCTGCAAATGTAGAACTAACTTTCGATTTATGCAAGTCATTTCTCGATTATTTACTGTTAAATCTTTCGATTAATACAAATAAATAACTATTGCATTGTTAATCAATTAATTAAATAATGGACACAAATCAAATTATCAAAAACATTTTTATTCTTAGGGATAAAAAAAGAATGCTTCAGCAAGATTTGGCTGATGCATTAGGAATATCAGACGGATCATACTCAAAATTAGAGGCTGGAAAACGAGAATTGAAGCTAAGCGAACTTTCGATTATTGCAGAAAAGCTAGGTGTAAGAGAAATTGATATTATCACTTATCCCGAAGTATACGAGTTAAAAAATGATAATAGTTCAATAGTTTCAAGTCCTATCGAAACGTATGAATTAACAAATGCACACGTAAATCCATGGGAATTGTTATATGAATGTCAGAAAGATCTTATGGAAACTAAATTAGAGAATGAGCGTCTAAAAAACGTCAGTGCACCCGTCAAGGATGCACTCGCAGGGTAAGAATGTGGATTCTTTATCCTGTCTTAAGAATGATAGTTATAATTCAACTAGCATTCTTAAAACATTGAAATGTAGACCAATTGCAGACCAAATACTTATAAATGACTATGAATAAGGAAGAGTTGTGGTACGCCACGAACCTCATTACCCCCAAAAGCTCACAGTCGCAAAGACTGTGAGCTTTTGCATTTTAGGTATATTTCAACAAGTTACGACCGAATCCTAATAGAAAAATTAATTGAACTAAACAACAAATTGTAGACCGTTCTACACAAATGTATACCGCCATGATTACCGTAAAACTATATTTAAGGTGTGACAACAAAGAAAAGAAATCCGGCTATGTGTGGGTTTCATTCTATGTCAATAGAGAGAAGGTGAATTTTTCTACTAAAATTTTGTGTGAAGTAAAAAATTGGAATGAAAAATCCCAACAGGTAAGAGTATCGGATAAAGATGCATCGGATAAGAATCTTATCCTTGGGAATATTTTATCCCGGATAAATTCCGTATTTGTTAAGTATAGGCTTAAAAACAAAGTTCTCACGCGAGCAGGTTTTTTAAAATCATATAATAGACCTGATGATTTTGAAAATTTCTATACCTTTTATGAAGATCAAAGAAAAAAGGCATCGAGAATGATAGAAGATACAACCATGCAAACTCATGTTTCAACTTTCAAAAAGCTGAAGGAATTTGCACCCGATTTACATTTCGACGATATTGACCTCGATTTTATTGCATCATATTATACCTATTTGCGGAAAGACAATAAGAATAATGACAATACAGCATATAAGAACTTATCTATAATTAGAAAGTATGTGAAAGCAGCATACAAGGCGGGTTATATGGACGAAAATCCATTTGACGAATTTCATATTTTACGGACAAAACCAAATTACACCTACCTGGAGGAAGCGGAACTACAAGCATTACTCAAGCAATATCGTGTTGGCGATTTAGAACTGAAGTATTATAAAACCTTACAGGTATTCTTATTTATGTGCTTTGGTTCGCAACACATTGGTGATGCAAAAAAAATGACACTGGAGCAATTTACAGATACTTCCTTTGGTTATTGGCGGATGAAAACCCGAAATAGCAAACCTGAACTAATTACAGTGCCGGTATCAAAGCCATTGCGTAACTTGGTACACAACATCGTCGGGAATAGAAAGAAAGGTCTGATATTCGAAAATCTTCCGGCAGAGCAAACAATGAATCGGTATTTGAAAGAAATAGCCACTATAGCCGAAATAAACAAGAAAATAACCCATAAAACAGGCCGTCACACTTTTGCTACTTATCACCTGTCTGAAAATAGTGATCTAAACTCACTGAAAGATATTTTGGGACATTCGGATATTAAAGACACTTTGATTTATGCTCATGTTCTTGAGAGCAAAAAACAGCGTGGAATTGATTGCTTCAATAAATTCAAGGTATAACAACGTAGAATTTAGCCGAACTTTGGAACTTTTGAACTTTTGAACTTACAAAAAACGCCTGATCTTTACAGACCATGCGTTTGAAAAACCATTTTCAAACCATCCGGTAAAACTTACCTTTTACCGTACCTTTCACCCTCTTTTTTACCCGCTCAAGCGATATAGGGATATATTTTAATCCATTAATCATAAAAGCATTTCTTGCACTAACTTCCGGTGTGTCAATTAAATCATAAGTATATACTTTTCTCATGTCAATGATTGATTGTTGGTGATAGTCTGCTATAATTCCTTTATCTCCGATTAATTTCAGCGTTGTAAGTGCATTCGGAATATATTTATCAAATCTCCATCTTTCAAACTCGGTATAAGTGAGAGCAGCATCTTTCCCAAATTCAGGATTTAGATCCGAATATGAAAATGGGTACGGTACTGTGAAATAATGTGCCAGAATATCAGTTAAACCCATAAATAACGAAACTTCAAGATTTGATAATCTGGTTGCTTCTTTTAAACCAATTTCAATCGACGAGGTCAATCCTAGATCTTCAATGATACTATATGAATTGCTGCTTTTAGGAATCTGATAAAAGCAAATATAATCAGCATATACAGGATCACCGTAGTATAATGTTTTATTTATAGCATCTATTTGAGCAGGAACTATTTTAAAAATTAATTCATTTTCATCAGAACTGCCAACGGATGCAAATTTATTGACCAATGTAACATGCCGGTCATCGTCAATTTTTTGATTAAATAAATTAAAACTAGGTTCAGCGCAAGAAATATAATCCTCATTTTTGTCTAAATCCCTATATATTTTATATTTATCAACCAATAAATGTGAAGCCACATAAGTATATAGTTTTTCAAAATACTCAAAATTTAATACTTCACATTTAGAAATAATTGCATCTGATAATTTTTGATAATCAAAATATTTAGAACTTGGAACATCGTAACTTAATTTTGTAAATCCAAATTTTAACGAAGTGTCATCTTCTGTAAATTCACGATTGTAATCATCTAAAACACCACTTAAATTAACTGTTTTTTTGGATTCAAAACTAGATTGAAAATTATTGATAGAAATACTTTTATCTTTAGAATCGACAATAAAAGATACATTGAAAAAATTCTCGATTGCCGTTATAAATTCCGAAACCGTCATATTTGGCAATGCATCAGCGTAGTTAAGCGATTCCGTAGCATTGACCAAATAGATTAATTTCGCTCTTAAATCATAGTTCAATACATTATATTTTAACGTATAGTCTAACAATGCAGGAAGTCTATTGATATAATAAAGTAAATAGGGCTGCATTATTGTTTTTCCGGTGATACGGTCAAATCTAAATCCATCATCAAAGTATTCTCCCGAAGTTGCTATGTTGAATTCAAAGTCATTTACAATATCATCTGATACTTTTATGGGAGCACAAACAAATGTGCATATATCTTGCACGTTGTGACACCATGCAGTAGCAACACTTCCTTCTTCTACTTTTATTGAAATCAATGAAATATGTCCAGGATCTAAACTATAACGTACCAAAGAAATATTACAGTTAGCATCTGTCACATTTGAAGTAAATGTGACTGTAACCGTAGTTGCATGTGCAGCGTCAGCAAATGAATAAGTATTTACAGGCAAAACAGTTACGGTATTATTACTATTTTTTATACCTACATCTAATTTACCGGTAAATCCGGTTTCGGTAGAACGTCCGGTGATAGAAAGGGTGTAAGTTTTTCCGCTTTCGAGTGATACTGATCGGTATATTGTGTCCCAGGTTGGAAGGTAATTATTAGATATTAATTTACTATTTCTTACCAAATTAGCTCCCACAGTTATCTCCCATATATAACCAGTCTGCTGTAACGACAACACAGCTCTATTGAAATCAATTGCCGATTCTGTGCCCCAGCCTTCTAATTCATATATTTTCTTTTTGTTCTTAATTAAATAGTTAAGTTCTGAATTGCCGGATAAAAATTGAAATGTAACCTCGGAATTTGTATTATCAGTAATTCTGATTGTGCCCAAAAACAATTGACCATCTTCCGACATATAAGCATCAGTCTTTTGCTCAATATCTTGCTTATTGGTTCTATTTAAGAACTTAAATGCAATTATATTTTGAGTACATTTAAGCGATACCTTCATATCCAACGTAAACTCACCCTCGTTATTTATCTCCGGATTATTTTCAACCATTGTGAACGAAAAATCTGCTGGAAGTATTACTTCTTTATTTTGAACAAAAAATTTTATCATCCTCTTTTTGAATTTGAAATTAATGAATTATACTTCTTTAATTGATTTGCAACCCCTTTTTCGCCTGAAATACTCAAATTAGTTTCTATACCATTATCTAAATGGTCATTTAACCGATTCACGGCTGCAACTACAGCCATCATGTATTCAGCGGTAGGAGTTTTATCGACAGACTGAGCATTATTGCTTCCAGAGGGTCTGAAACCGCCATCGTAATAGCCACTAGGAGACAGGCGCAGCGCACGAGATATGTCAGCCTTTGAAAGCGATGAAGCAGTTCCATTTTTTTGAGCCTCATCAAATAAATCCAGGACCGGCACAACGTTGGGATTGCGAGTAGTATGATGATTTGCAATAAATTCATCACCATGGTACGGCTGACCGTCAGGGAAACGACCTCGGATTTCGCGCGGATTATCTCCACCGGTGAAACCTTCAGGTCGGTGCCAACCACCATCGTAATAACCTTCCTTTGCAGATTCGCGAGCTGAATTGGCTACGACGATTTGAGACGCTCCATAAGCCACTGCAGCTGCAGCAGCAATTGGAGCTAAAACTAAACCCGCATAAGGTATTTTCACAGCATTTGCATAAGAATCTATAGCAGCAGCTGCAGTAGAGGCAATGATACCAGCAACCTGAACAGCAAACATAGCATCGGCATTTTTAGCCCTAAGAGCTGCCAACTCTTTGTTTTTTTGCTCCTCTATTTTGGTGGTATCTTTTCCGGCTTTGGCGGCAGCATCAATTTGCTTCTGATATTTAGTTTCAATAGATTTTTCTTCAGCTTGCTGAAATCCTTGAAATGCATTTGAAAAATCACCGGTAATTCGGCTCATTGCCTCAGCAGAATCGTAGAAGTTTTTAGTTTTCGCTCTAAATTCCTCCGATGCAAGTACTGCTCTAACCTTTACAGCCTCTTTTTCCGAAATAAGTCCTTTATCAATATATTCTTGAAGTAATTTTAATTCAAGTTCTTTTTGCGATTTAAACCGATCTAATTCATCAAGTCCGTATTTATCTTTGAAAGATAATAGTTCTTGAGCCGATTTATCAGCTTCAGTAAGTAGTTTTCCGGTTAATTGTTTGGCTATTTTATCAGCCTCATCAGCCGATAAACCTTGAATTATAAGTTTCTTTTTCAAAAATTCAATTTCTATTGCCAATAATTTATCCTTATACTGCTGTTCATTCAATATGCCGGAAGCTCTATCTTCAGCGGCTAATTTCTCAGCATCTTGCTGATCTTTGTCAAGCTGCTTTAAATCAATTAATGCCTGTTTTGTAGATAATTTACTCAGAGTTGCGTTATGTTGCTCCTCTAGTACGCGTAAAGTTTCCAACTGATCTGCCGTCATGTTTTCTTTTTTTACTCCAAATAAGCCCAGTTCACGCAATCGGTTATCATACGCCTGATTTTCTGCTTTTATAGGATCGGCATCGAGTAGTATCTTTTTTATCTTATTATTTTGTTCAATCTGCCTATCGAGCGCTTTCTTATCAATTTCGGCAATCTGGTTATTCATCTCCAATTTTACGCCGGGATCCGAAACAGTTTTCAATAACTCCTGAAGCTTTTTCTTTCTCTGTGAATCGTACTTATCTTGTTGATCCAATAAAGTTTCATTGTAGTCATATTCAAATGCAATGTCACCATCTATGTAGCGTTTTTTGATAGCAGCAATATCCTTTAAATTTTGAATTTCAAGTGCTTTCATTGCCTCATCTACTTTCTTTTTTTGAGCTGCAGCTTTGTCATCACCACCAGGACCAAAGTTATTTGTTTTCGCTACCCATTTACCGCTTTTGTAGATCATAGTACCATCGGGCGAAACATCACCTTCTTTCGGTTGGATAGATTTTTTAGTAGGATCATATATTACTAAATCTATTTTAGCCTCAAAACCTTGAAATTTTTTATCAATGTCAGACAATTCATTATTCATTTTGGAAACTGACACAGCATATTCGCGCAAAGTAATTAGTTGCCCAGGGCGAAGATCATTACCCATTTGATTTTTCAATTTTTCACTGGCCAATTTATAACCTTTCTCAAGGTTTCCTGCATTCTCTTGAAGTATCTTATCAATTTCCTCCTTGAATACTCCGGCAACGTCATCGCCTTTAAATGTCGCCATATCACTCCTAAGCTTATCGGCCAAATCTACTTGCTGAGTAACATATTTTTTAGTCACATCTCCCTTAAATTGTTCTTTAGTTTGGATAGCAATTTTATCACGAAGAGCCGAATTGACATTCAATTGCGCTCTTGAAATTTCGTCTAAGTTTGATTTTTCAGTCAACTGATAGCCAATGTATTCGCCATAAACAGAGTTTATTTTATCAATTAACTTTTTATGTTCCTCTTTATTCCCGAGATTCTTTTTAGCAGCTTCAAAAAGTTGATTCGCATTTGTTGTTTCAATTGCCGATTGAACATTATATTCTCGATAAGCTTTTTGAGCTGTAGATTGAGCTGTAGCCAACTTATACAATGCAACTGTTACGGCAGCAATGGCAACACCTAAAGCAACATAAGGGTTTAAACCCATTTCAACATTGAGTGCCTTCATAGCCTTACCGGCAGTTTTAAAATTTCCTGCCATTGTCTGCTGAACAGCGCACCATGCTAAATCAGCGATAATTCTTGCTTTGGTCAATCCAAGAGAAATTGATTTTTCAATCGTATTCTTTCGTTCGGCCAATGTGATCACTCCAAGCCACATGGCATAAGTTCCAAGCGCACCGGCTAACGAGATAATCAATCCTTTATTCTCATTTAACCATTTGGGAAGTGTAACAATGAATTTCAAAAATGCATTACCAAGGTTAGTAGCTTTAAGTACTGCCGGATTCAGGTTCTGAACCAGTTCCATACCCAATATCATAAATTGATTTTGCGCCTGAGCCATTTTTGTATTCATAGCTTTACTGGTAATGGTTGCCTGATCTATAGCCGTATTAGTTCCGGTAACTGCTGTAGTAAGGTCATTGAATTTAGCACGTTGGTCAATGAGTGTTTGAGCAATGACAACGTTATCTTGACCGAATAATTTGGTCATTTCGGCAAATCCACCCTTATTTGAGAATTTTGCATTCAGGTTATCAAGAGCGGTACTCATTCCAACAACAGCCGGATTAGTTTCGTCAGCTCCCTGCAGTAATTTGGTGAAGAATGTTTTTATCCCTGTACCGGCTACTTCAGCCTGAAAACCTTTTTCGCCAATAGCCTCGATAAGTGCCACTGATTGCGCAAATGGCACGTTAGCCAATTTGGCCACAGCTCCAAACTTCACAAGAGCTTCGGCAATATACGGAACTTCCTGAGCACCGGCTTGAGAACCGGCAGCAAGTATATTCACATATTTTGCAGCTTCTTCAGCACCGGCACTATATTGATTTAAAGCAATTACAGTACCATGTACAGCATCGGCCAATGGCATGCCGGCAGCTTGAGCCAAAATCATTGATTGTTTGGTTACTTCGTTCAGCGCTTCAGCATTTTTCAATAATTCAGGCTTAGCGGATCCAACCAACTTATAAGCTTCCATTATTTCGGAAGCTGAAGCTTTTATTCGGATAGTAGTGCCTTCTAATGGACTCGAAGCCATTTGTTTTGCCCAACCTTCCAATTTATTTACACTCTTATCATCAAGTCCGGTTAATGCTTGCAGATCCAATTTAGAATCTTCCAATTTATTGCGCTCATCCATGAATTTTTTCAGACCTAAAGTAAGCCCGGTTATGAATGTCAACGCAGTAGTAAACATCGCAAAGTACTTATTCATCATGTTGGCGGTTTTGGATATTCCGCTTTCAGCATTTTTCGAAAAAGAATCAGAGGCTTTCTGCATATTAGCATACTCTTTCGCAATTTCTTTCTGGGTTTGCTTATGTTCCTGAAGCAAAGAGTCCAAATAAGCTATTTTTTTCCCATGAGCAATGTAATCATCAGCACCCATAGTCATTTTAGCCTGCTCATTCTGGAGCTTTTTCATTTCACCGGCAATACTCTTCACGGAATTAACCACTTCTTTGCCGTCGATATAAATCGACACACCTCTTTTTGCAACTTTATCAGACATATGGTTAGGTTTTTTGGATTAAAAATTTATCAATTTTTGAAAGTACTTGCTTCATGGCCAAGTCGCCGTAAAACTCCTGAGTAATATCAGCCAATTGATTCAAGCCCTGGCGAATTTCCACATCAAACCAATCGTTTGGAGTTCTATTTTTTGCGGATACAGACTTAGCAGTTCGTACAACGGCATTACCTTCACGTATATATCCACGTCCAACGCCATAATGATAGAATATACCATGTCGTTCAAATTCATAGCGAATGCGAGAAGTAGCGCCAAATTCCATTTTAAGCCGGTACATAACCGACTGAGCTAGTTTTTTAGAAGTTCTTTTTCCCCACTGTTTTTCGGCACTAATTGGAGCATTGGAAGATATCCTACCCCGAACATTAATTGTCCAGCCTCTTACTTTAAGATTAAATTCGGCTTCGGTAATTAGCTTTGGAGTTTGGTTTTGCATAAAATCTGATTTTGATTGTACAAATTTCGGCAATAACGCAGCATAGTAAAAGGACATATTTCTACAAAAAACGCCCGATCTTCACAGACCGGGCGTTTGAAAAAAACCATTTAAAAATACAAATTACGAAACATGTCGAGCAGTAGGTAAATTCAATTCATAGTTGACAGTTAATAGTTCATAGTTGTTTAGCATCGAATATGGCGTATAACTATTGTTTGAGGTTCTGTTTTGTAGATTAAATTTATTTACCGACACCTGTATGTATATGCCAGGATCTAAATGCAGAATTGCAACCGGCATAAACGTTTTACCTACCATTTGATACTTATTCACCAGAGTTACTCCTGAAGCTTGATAAATGACCGGAGTCATTTCAAAACAAACAGCATTAAGTACCGGCATGGCTGTGATTTGCGTAATCACGGACGTTGGTAATTGTAGAGTAGGCTTAGAACCTACATCAGAAGCAATCACAGTAGTTAAACCGCAGGCGAATGCAATTAAAAGAAAAATCAATCTTTTCATAAGAATTTAATTTTAGTTATTAATAATAATTGTTTTATTTCGATACAAAAATACTCCTGATAAACTTCCAAATAAAGGACACTAAATTCAATCCTTTAAATTTCAAAAATAGACCAACCGCCAAACAAATAACTATTCCAGATAATAACCATTTCAACCAGTTATTAGGTACTGGGGTTTCCTTGGTTTCAGTTTTACTTATAAGTGAAGTATTTATGTGTTGCATACTATCAATGTTGCTTTTGAGCAACATTGTATAGTTTGATTGTACATTTTTTTGCTCATCCTTCTTATCTGTGATTGTGGCAAGTTTTTTAACGTGTTTTCTGTTACTAATAACCGTTTCACGCAATACAGGGGGCTTTCCTGTGCCGTCTACAATTGGTTTATTGGTATCGTAGTCAATTATCCTTGTATCACATTCCGAAGAATCCAGATCCGCTTGAGCAATCGTTTTCGACTCCACAATATTTGATTTGTCCGTAAAATTTGAAGTTTGTTTTGCTTCCGTATTTTTCGATACTTCAGTATCAGATTTCACCACTTCCTTTATGTTGGAAGTGGTTGTTTTCTTAACTGTAGAACAGGCTACAAAAACAAATAAAATGAGCAATGCGAGTAATTTATGTGTTGGTATTTTCATGATAATTATATTATGACATAACCGTTTTCGGTTTTGCCGGCTTGTTTAATTACTAATAGTTGTTGCCATGTATGGCCAAACGTTTTTTCGAAGTGTGGACGGTCGGTAATGCTTCGGAAATCTCCGCCCCAGGTATATCCGGCAGCTTTGAAAACTTTTACCACTTCCATCCAGTCCGGAACTTTGTCACCATCGAAATCTTTGGCCACATCCCAGATAGTTTTGCCGCCTACGGCCAAACAAAAATCGAATGCAAAGCCGTAATTATGCAGGCTCTGACCGCCTTTAGCGTTGGTTACTTTCGGTTTTTGTGCGTACAGGGCATTTTGTTCGTCAAACGTGCGTAGACCACATGTAACTACCATTTTGACATTACTTGTCAAAACTGAGGTGTTGATTTTATCAACTAATTGTCTTACTTCTTCGCGAATAAGCGGGTGAA